TTCTGTAAAACTGTTTTCTCTTTACGAACCAACAACGATCCGTTTCTAAATATAATATGAGCCAATCTTTGATCACCCTTCATTTCATCAACAAAAACTGTTCTTTGATTTTCACAGTATTTCAACTCTCTTTCATGTCCCTTCTCCGCGTCAAACCAATATATGTTAGCTGACTTCATAGCATATGATAATGGTCTTTTATCACCTCTTAAAAGATATACCCTATCTTTTACCTCCCATTTATCTTTTTTTGGTTCGGGTTTAACTTCTTTTTTTACTTTAGGAGTTTCAACCACCGGTTCTTCCATAACAACCGTTTCTTCAACTATAGGTTCTTCGACCATAGTTTCTTTTTTCTTTTTTGCCATAATATAATATATAATATAATTAATAAAAAAATATAGGGCGGAGTGCTTTTACGTGCATGCCGCCCCATATAAATAGTGTTTTATGTCATCAACATAAAGTTGTTTGCTCCTTGAGTAATCATGCATCTTTCAGATAAATAATTAACTCGCATCGCATCCAGTTCAGATGTAGCTGCTCCAACAGAACCAGTAACCCAAGTTTTGAATCTTCGATCATCAGTTTTAGAAGCTCTATATCTAACGTGTAAAAATGGTCTCTTCATGTTCTTACCTAATTGTTGGTCGTACACTGAAGAAACTCCAGCAGGAACAATACATCCTCTGATCGCGCCTGCAGCGTCTCTAGAGTTAATTGCTCCTCTTGTACCAGCATCATTTAAGTATTTCCAGTCAGATTTGTAGAAGTCATAAGAACCTCTTCTAAATCCTGAGAAACCTAAGTTCAACGCCATATCTTCTGAATTGTCAAACACTCCATAAGAAGTACCTCCAGCTCCGTAAGAATTCATCGAAGCTAACATGTCGTCCATTGCTAAAGCAGTTGCTCTATTAACAAACATCATATTTTCCTCAATAGCTCCTTGAGAGTCGAACTCAGCAAGAATAGTATCAAACTCAGCTAAATCTGTAGCCGCGTTAACACCTGTAATACCTGAAGTTTGATTTCCTCTATCTTTGATAGCATCAAATAAACCTTGAGTACCAGCACCTACACCAACTACATCGTCTACTGTGTTTGCTCCAGACGCCATAACTCCTTCTAACATCATCATCTCTAAGTTGTCAGTAAATCTCATTCGAGTTTCACCTTCAGACTTTAGATACCACATGTATCCGCTAGCTCCATCTTCTCCAGAAACTTCAACCCAACCTACTTGAGAAACGTCAGATCCAGATACGTGGAACATGTCTCTCATAATAACTGGTTTGTTACTGTAAGATAAAAACTTAGCTTCGTTAGATTCAGTATAAGGAGTATTAGAACCTTTAGCAAATTCAGAACCTATTTTAAGTACTGTAACAGCATCACTGTTTGCAAAACCTACGTTACTTAATTCAGTACCGCCATATGGTTCGCATGTAACAACAGCTGTTGAACCTGGTGATGCAGCAGCAACTCTTGCAACAACAGTTGTTGTAGCATTAGCCACTAAAACAGTATCACCCACTCTTAAACCGTGGTGAGTATAATCTGCTCCTGAGCCAGCGTAACCATCAATTGTGATTTGAGAGTTTGCGGCATTAGGTAAGTCTCCTATATACGCTAAATGTAATCTTCCTTGTTCAGACCATACAACTCTATCTGCTTGCATTGCCTCTTCAGCTCCTACTTGTGATAAGAAACCTGAAACTGTTCTGTTACCGAACACCTCCGCTTCTTTCGCCATAAGATCTGGTAAATATTGTTGTCTCCAGTCGTTTATGCCTGTTGCATCTGCACCGCCTGTAAAGTCGATGTAATTTGTTGCAAGAGCCACTTGACTAGGACTTGGGGTCATATTTAAATTATCCCCTGGATTAAGTGCCATAATCTATAAATTTTAAAGTTAATTTTTCTTGTTAATTTTAAAGGATCTGTTTTTTATTGTACTCGCAGATTCGCCTAAAACTTTAAACTTCATACCTCCAACCTCTGTTTCACCATGAGTTTGTCTGGGTTCAAGATTAATGTTTTTATCTTTAGCTACTCTAGCTTTTGTAGCATCAGCTTTCCCTTGTTCATAAAAATGATTAGCGACAGCGTCAGCATTCATAGCTGTGAATAAAGACTTGTGATAACCTTTAGCGTCCTCAATAGTTGACTTATCTTCTCCAACAAACTTGTTGACGAAGTTATTAATATCGCTTTGAGTTGACTTTACTTTATCAGCATCTTTGACATTGAACCGATATTTCTTATCTCCAACATTATATTCAAAACCTTTGAATTTTTCATTAAAAACATTATCAGTTCTTTGTTTAAACTTCATTTGACTAGCTTCTGACATTTTTTGTCTCTGCTCAGATTCCTTGTTGTATCTATTAAAGAAGTCGATAGCTTTCTGTTGATCTTCAGTAAGCTTACTACCCGCTTTAATATCTTCATAGTATTTAGACTTTTGCCCGTCTAAGTGGGTTCTAGCCTCGGCAACTTGCTCTTTAAGGGCTATTTTCTTTAATCTAGACGAACGCTCATCATCAACCTCTTCATCTACACCGTACCTTTCTTCTAGTAAAAAGTTTCTTTCCTCTGGTGATAAATGTGGTTTTGTTGTCCTGTAGTATTCATCTAGTACTTCAGAGTCATCCATTGACTCTATATCTCTATTTAAGTTCACGTAGTCTTTTATATCACCACCTGTTTCATCCATAAAGTCTACTAACTTCTGTATGTTTTCTGGTAGTGGTTTTCCAGTTGCCTCAGCTTCAGATACCGCTTCCTCAATCTGCTCCTCGACGGTTTCAGTTTCTGTTTCTTTTAAATCTTCAATTGTGATTTCTTCTAAAACAGGCACTTCTTCTGCTACATTTTCTATTGGAGCTTCTGTTTCAACCTCCTCAACTACGTTTGTTTTTTCTTCAACCACTGGTTCTTCCACTTTAATAGTTTCTTGAATTGGTGGTTTTGATAAGTCAACTTTTGCTACACTGTCATCTCCAGCGCTATCAAATTTAGATTTAAATTGACCTTGTTCATTTCTTGGTTGTTCAACCTTAGGTTGTTCAACTGTTTCAGCGGTGTTTTGCACCTCCTCAACTATGTTTTCGTTTTCTTCTGCCATAATAAAATTTTATAAAATATTAAAAATAAGGAATTACAGATTTAAACCTGCGTCCCCTGTAAGTATATCATTACCTGATGATTCAAAATTATTAAGTGAATCACCCTGTTTTCTTTGATCTATCATACCTCTTTGATGAGCTGCTTGTCTATCAACTCTTTGATCCTTTCTATCCTCTCTCATTCCCTCGTCTCTTGTTTTTTGTTGAACCTCCATTTGTTTTAACTTAGAGTTTAGTTCAAATTCAAATTGCATTAACTCTTTTTTACCTAAAACCTCAGCTTGTAAATACTGGGTTTGTAGTTGACTTTTGGTTTGTTCTATTTGAATATCAGACTGTGCTTTGGATTCATTTTTCTGCATCTCAGCTTGCGCGGCAGCTTGTTGAGCTTCTTGATTAGCTTGAGATTGAGCTTGAATATTTTGTTGCTGCATCATCTGGTCTCTTTCCAGTTTCTTTTTTCTTTTAACTTTTAAAAGTTGGTTAGCTAGCTTCACGTTTCTAGTAGCTCTTAGATCTATAGCGTCATCTAGGTCTATAGCATCTTTAGATAGGGCTACCTGTATGTTGTTTTCTAACATTTGTTTTTCTTCTTCATCTGGTAGTAATTCTATAAATATACCAAAATCATGAAGATATAGTTCTTTTAGTTCCTCTAGTGTAGCAACATTGTGAGCACCTATAGCTTGCACGAATGCATCTCTTGTAGGAGAATATTCTACTATATCAGCTATTCTCAAGGATAAACACTCTGCTACCTCAGCTGTTAAATATAACATTGATTGGAGTATGTGTCTTGTTGCTGTATTAGAATTAGCGGCAGCGAGCTTCTGTACACCAACTAGCGCGTTAGCGTCAGGCATACTACCATCTCTTGCTTCATTTAATCCGGTTACATCTCTTATCATCTGTAGATAATAATTGTATGTTTGTATTAATGCTTGCATCTTATTTCCACCAGCACCGTTTTGTATTTGTTGAATAGGTACTTTACCTGGGTTCATATCTCCCTCTGAGGTCATACTTCTACCTATAACACTACCAGTTTGGAAGAACATATTTAAAGCTTCTTGTGGATTATAGTTTGTTCCATTACCCAAATCTATTTCAGCTAATCCATCGACATCTAAATAAACCCCATCAGGAACCATCCTGTTCATGACTTGCTGTAGCTTTAAATGTGTTAACTGTATCATATCAGCAAAACCAGTTATCCTGCCGACCAGGGATTCTATCTTTCCCCTATACATTCTAGGAGCTACTATTTGGTAATTCATTTTAACAGAATTAAAATCAGAATCTGATCTCATCATGTTGTCACACATTTTCCATCTAAGCAGTTTGTTGGAACTTATCAAGTATACACCCTCGTATAACACTTCAACTATTCTTTCTAATTTACTAAAGTCTCCATCCATATTTTCCACAGGAGGATTAAATGTGTCATCTTTTTGAATAACCTTCTCTCCACCACTCTTTAAAGTCTTCAACTTATAAACGTCGTTCATGTGGGTTTTATAGTTAAAATATAATACCTCTATCTTATTTTCATCAGTATTAGTTTTATATCCAGTTCTATTGTATTGATTTTTTCCAGACTTCTTTACTATATCTTCTATGTCATTCTCTGTTAACTCTGGAAATTCTTTCACTAATTCGTTTACCGGTATTTCCTTTCTTTCACCTACATAATATATGTCTTCAAAATAAGGAGACTCAGTGTGCGAATACACTAAGTTAGCTGGATCAACATATTTAGCTTTAGCACCTCCAGCCCAATCAAAAGTTGTTTTAGTAGCACCAATACCTATCGTTGTTAAATCATATAGACACCTCCTTCTTATTAGATCATAATCACTATGTTCTAATAAAACATTCAAAGCTTGCTCTTCAGCTAACTCAACGGATTGTTTGTAGTTAAGCTGCATATGAAGTGCTAACTCCTCCTCTGTATCAGGCAGTGTGTCCACGTCGTTTTCATAAAGATCTATATTAAACCGCTGTTTAGCCATGTCACTGAACTCCTTTGATCTCATGTCTCTAAGCATAGACTCCATATACTCTGTTCTTTTACTAACTCCGTATTGATCTTGAGAAAAAGCGTTAATTTCAAAAGTTCTTTGAGCCATACCGTTGACCACGATATCTACGAACTTAGGAATAATTGGTACGGGTTTCCAATCTAAATTAAGATAAGACAAATCACCATTTATTGATAATTCATTTTTATATTTTTGCACGGATTGTTCTCCTCTAGCATATAATCTTAACTTATGAAACTCATTCATATTATCATGATACTTACTGGTATTACCAGTAAACCACTCTTGTTTTATTGCTTTAGCTACCTTTAAACCATATTCCTCACTTAGTTTCTCTAAGTCGCTAACCGCTTGTGAAGGAAAATTTATAACAGACTCTGTCATACTTAATTTGTTTTAATTATTTTTGAGTGAAACCCCTTGTTATTATATTTTGATATACTGAGGTCTAGTGGTGTATTATCTCTATCTGCAACTGGTCTATATAAGTGTCTATTGCAAGCCATTATAGCTAAACCAGAACTTATTGAAGCATCGTACTTTGTTCTTTTGTTTATATCAAACTTAGACCAATCATTTAAAGTATCGTTAAAGTAAACGTTACCATACGTACCATCTTGCTTTAATCCAACGTGATCATTTATGTACATCTCAATTGCTGCAGCATGTGCTTGTTTTATGTCTTCACTTGAGTTAGGTATTCCACCAACTTCTCTCTCAGCGACCGATAGTTTATTCCAAACTTTATCTGGTCTATTCATACTAAACCTTCTATACCCTCTTCTTTTTAAATAATATAGAAGTCTAGGCTTGTTGTTCTCTGCTAGTATTGGCATTCCATAAAACACTAAAGCCATTAAAACGTCTTCAAAAAATATGTCAGCTGTTTGTGGTCTTGCTATATACTCTAAAAACAACGTATTAGCTGGAGCGTCTTCCATTGAGAATTTTGTTAATCCGTGTAAAGCTCCTTTTGATCCTGCTCCATCTACTGTTCCTGATATATCGTAAGAGTCACAACCGAAAGCCCCCATATGTTCATTGCCTGGGTATTTTACGCCATTTTTTAATATAACGTTATTTTGTAGTTTTTGATTAGGAACCCAACTAACTTTAAATCTTCCATTGGGATCTGGATTAAAAGCAACCTGAGTATCCTTAACACCCTGTGTCCACTGAAAGTTTCCTGTTGTTAGAACAGACGAGTTTCTATTTCCTTCGTTAAAATCTATTTGCTCGTATATCTTAACTAGATTAAATAAACTATTACCAGTTTCATCCCTAAACGCGTGTTCTTCTGTTCTAGGAAATTGGCGATAAAATTCATTTAAAGCATCTTGATCATCTTTCAATCCTTCAGCTTCATTATCCCAGTGATCTACAACCCCGTAATCTATCTCTACTCCATGTGGATCAAATGTTTGTTTTTCTGGAGTATTGAAAACAGGCTGTCCGAATTCATCAATGAATCCTTCGTAATTCCACTCCATAGGAATAAACAAAGAATATAATCCCGACTTAGTTTGTCCATTTCTATTTCTTTTGGTAACATTTGAATCATAATATAAATTTTTAAAATTATCACCACCCTTGTCAAGAGCATTACTTGTTGACCCCATCATGCATTTACCTATAATTCTACTACCTAATCGCAGACAAGTTTTTGTAACTCTCCAGTTGTTTTTTATATTATCAGGTCTCTCCCATTTACCACTCTCATCATGTACTAATAAAGAAAGTTTTTCACCATCATAACTATTGTCACCGGTGTTTTTCCAGTCAATAGTAGTGTCTAATCCCTCCATGTCATCTTGTTCTTCTCGTTCCCTCATTTTCCTACGAGTAAACTTCTTAGCAGGGACTCTGTAAGCGAGTTCGGACTTTGGTCGGTCCATACCGTCCTGTATCGGTTTAAAGAAGAATGGATAATTAATACTAATCGGTACTACTTTGTCTGTAAACATTTTCTTTGCATCAGCACCGGTTTTAGATAATATACCATATCTACTATCACTTGATATAGTTGCCAAATTAACAGTTTCAGCTGAACTCATAAAAGAAAAACCAGAACGTCTATTTTTTAAATAACACATTCCGTAACTTCTTTTATCTGCCTTACAAGCTTCCCAGAATATAAAGAATAACCTATTGGCTTCTCTAAAGTCCGGTGCACCAACATCTATTTTACTCCATTGTAGATACATGTAGTGTGTGCCTGTTATGTATGTTGGTTTACCGTTATTCATAAACCAAAACCCCTCTTCTCTTCTTTTAAACTCCTCATCTATATAACCATAATGATTTTCTTTGAAATCATCTGGATACTCCTGCCAGTCAAATACTGTTTTAATTCTTTTAAAATCAGGGTTGGGTGGAAACTGTTTCCACTTTTGCTCTTCTTTTTTTTTACTACAAGAGTAGATCTCCTTAGGTGGCTTGGGTAAAGCTATTTGAAAACCTTGGATTTCAAGTATTTCACCAATTTGTCCACTCTTACTAATAACAACAATATCATTTTCTTTATTATAACCATATTCCCACTTCTTAGACTTATTAAGTCTTTTTATGGTGTTTAATTTTATAGGCTCTACAACCTTATATAACTCCTGCTGATACATTATTTAGATCTTCCTTCAGCGAATCCCTTGAAAGTGTTTTTCTTTTCCTCTTCAACAGGCTTTCCTTCAAGCATATTCTCTTCCTCATGGATTCTGTTTAGTATTTCAAAAGCGTCGAAGATAGCTAGCTTTTTTGTGGCCGCTGCATTCTTTAATCTATCTGCCGATATGTCCTCGTCTGAATCAACTATTTCCTCTCTAGCAACTTTAATTAGTTCTTCAACCGCTTTGTGACCAGCTTGGATTATATTCTTCTTCGTTTCCTTGATATTCATATTTAATTGTAATAAATTTATTCATAACCCTATATAATCTCTCACCATTAATAAAGTCTTC